CATACCTATTTGTCTTAAGTCTGAACCTGGACTTGGCAAAACAACTGCAATGGAAATGATAATGGATAAAATTATGGCTTATGAGTTAAGAGATAATGAAGCTTCATTGGAGCTTTACAGATCTCGTCCAAAGTCATTTTTGTATACGCGGAATAATAGCCCTTATTGGGAAGGGGCTGAAAATCAAACTAAGATGGTTTATTATCCTGATTATTTGGCTGGAAAAACTGAAGCCACAGGAGCGGCGCATGAAGCTGAGATAATTGATCTCATCTCGTGTCAACAATTTACTCCTAATATGGCTTTTGAAATGAAAGGAAGGCTTGATTTGAGACCATCTTATGTAATGATGAGTACTAATGAAACTTCAATTCGTGGTGATAGTGCAAACCACAAGCCTGCTATTAAGCGTCGACTTGCACCAGGACTTCATGAGCTTTTGTGGGTTGGTCCTGGTAAAGGTCCTGTTGAGGGTATGCAAATCAATCCTGATTACTGGCGTTTTAGACCAATGAGAATTAATGATCAATGCTCATTTGAGTCAGATGGTGCTAGACCACAAATTACATTGGATCAACTTGTTGAACTTACTGTAATCAAGCGTGAGATGAAAATTAGAAAGATGTTATCTCTTAGAGAAGTAATACGTCATTCATCCCGCGCTCCCAGTGAGAATTTGAAGTCTCTTTCTACAGTTAATTTCATGGAAGGAGAAGACGCATACGCAGTCCTTGAAAGGATAAGTGGTGTTAAATTTCAAACTGGAAGTTTCAGGAATGAATATTTTGTGGATGTTGGAAAACTTACTAAGCCATTTGCTGAGACTACTGATTCGTATCGTCAAGGCGTCATCAAACATATGACGATGTTTGATTTCAAAAAGGCTAGTGATGATCTCATGGGAGTTTTACATTGGGCTTTTATGCTCCAAGTTTTGCGTAGTGGTTTGACAGCTGACCTTGGTGATTTATTGTATGTTGCCATGCGTGATGATCAAGAACGCATTTTTGAAGTTGTAAAAAGCAACTATCCTGCGTATGCCATTTTTAAGGAGACTTCTAGTGGTATATTCAATTATGGAAAAGGCAAAGCTCTTGAGCTAGTTCAAGCTATTAAACCTCTTGTTGTTGACAATGCAGTTGTTATAGCAGGAGTTGTAATTGGCTTATTTACAGCGTTTATTGCGATGTCAACGTCTTCGGTTGCGGAGCCAGAACCTACAGATGGATCCGTAGCGCAATCAAAGACTTACGTTAATGTAGATGCACTCAGGAAGAATAAGCAAAAGCGTGCTTCGAAGAAGGCACGTATTATGCTTAGAAAGGTTTCAACTCAAGCAAATGCAGCGATTACCGTTGCTGTTGCGAAGGCTAGGTATCATACCTTTAGTCTTACAAGTTGTGGAGTACATTTTCAAGATGTTATTGCTTTGGGTGATCGCGTCTTCTTTATAAATCATCACGCGTTCAAGCGGATTATTGCTGAGTGTGGAGTTGATGGATATGAGACTGAATGTGAGTTTGTATGTTTCAACCAAAGTCGTACAGTTAATCCATTTAAAATTTTCCTCTCTGAAATGAGAGAGGGATACATGGATGAGGCGAGTGATCTTTTGTTTTTTATAGCAAAACAAGCTCCACAGAGTGCTTCAATTTTACCCCATTGGGTTTCTGATGAGTTCATTCTTGATCGTTTGCATGCTAGTGCCATTCCCACAGGGGTTGGTGCTTATTTGCATAGCTACAGTGGACCTCAATATGCATCTGGAGCCATTCTTACTAATGGTAAGAAGGTTGATGCAGAAGATGAGACAGTTTTCGTACGCCAGCTTTGGCGTATGAATATGAATTCAGAGGAGGGAGATTGTGG